CATATGAAGCTAATAGTCATAACGACTATCAGATTATAATGGTAATAGGTATTGATAGTGATAGAAACTTTTATGTATTGGATTACTTTAGAGAGCATATACCATTATATGATATGCCTTTAGAAATATTTAACTATGCAAAAGAATTTTCTCCTGTAAAGCGTGTTAATGTAGAGATGGTTGGAGCACAAGGAATTATCAAAGATGCTGTTAACCAGATGTCTGGTAAAGATAGAAAGGTTGCTCCCGGTATTGCATTAGGTGTTAGACCTCCTACTGGTATAAAAAAAGAAGATAGACTTGAGTCGTTACTAGCTCCTATAGTAAATAGAGGTAAGCTGTTTATAAAGCGCAAGCATGTAGAGTTAGTAGATGAGATGTTTCAATTTCCAAAAGGAAAGCACGATGATGTACTAGATGGACTTTGGTATGCTATCAATAATGCTAGACCACCAAGAAGTAAAAAGTTTGAAGCTGCTGAGTTTTTAGATGACAATTCAAAAAGGATGAGGAAAACTAAGGCAACTAAGGTAATATCTTGGATTACTGGATTAAAAACATAAAATAATACTTGCGAATTTAGGTATTATTCCGTATATTATGTGCAAGTTATAAAATAAAGAGGTGTAACCATTTCTAGTATAAGAGAGCTGGAGCAAAAAGAAGTTCAACATTCCGAAGTAAATAAACAACTTTGGAGAATGTGGAGAGACGCTAGGTCTGATTGGGATACAGAGGCTAGAGAGTCTATAGATTTCTTTCTTGGCAATCATTACTCACAAGAAGAATCTGATGCATTAAGAGCAGTTGGTCAAGGCGACTTTGTTATTGACAGAGTATATGCTTCTATAGAAAAACTAAAATCGCTATTAACTTCTAGAGCACCTAAGTATAGTGCTGTTGGTAGAGAAGACTCAGACAGTAGAATGGCTAATGTTTGGAGAACGTTACTTGAATATGTCTGGGATATATCAGATGGCGATACACAATTTAAACAAGCCGTGCATGATTACGCAACTGCTGGCATGGGTTACTTTTATGCTTATATAGACCCAGAAGCAGACTTTGGGCGTGGAGAAGTAAAATATACATACATAGACCCATTTAGAGTTTATGTAGACCCTGCTTCTAGAAATCGTTATATGGATGACGCATCTGGTGTTATCTTGTCTACCATCTTAACAGAAGACCAGCTGGTTAATTTATACCCACAGGTTGAGCCATACCTAGAAGATATAGAGTCTTACTACGAAGAAGAGGATTATCCTACTTCTAATAAACGTAATAGCTCAGTATCTTTTACACCAGACACAACTTATAATCTAGAGTTTCATAGGATTAATAAGTATAGAATACTTGAAAGGTTCTCTAAGGTTAAAGTTCCTTTCTTTAGAGTGTTTAATAAACAGGATGGCTCTGAGGTAATACTAGACCAAGCAAAATATACAGAATTTATACAGCAAGAGCAAGTAATCCTTCTTATGGAGGCTGGCTTAATTGAAATTGTAGAAGTTAAACAAACAAGAATTAAAATCACAGCTACGGCTGGTGAAATATTATTATATGAGACTATCTTAAATACAGACATATATCCAATAGTCCCAGTTCCTAATATATGGACAGGGACTCCTTATCCTAAGTCTGATATATCTAAGATAAAAGATTCTCAAAGACTACTAAACAAACTTTTCTCTCTCACTCTCTCCCACGCACAAGCCTCTGCTGGACTTAAGTTATTAGTTCCAGAGGGGAGTGTAGATGATTTGGGGCAGCTGGAACAAGATTGGGCAAACCCCAACGCAGTAATAGCATATAATCCAGAATTTGGAGCACCTCATTTCCCTGCCCCTCAATCATTGTCTAATGAGTTTTATAACTTAATTAGTAGGATAGAGCATTATATAGATTTAAGTCTTGGTATTCCAGAGCTTATGCAAGGTTTTAACGAAGGAGCACCCGAAACAGTTCGTGGTACTGCTATGCTTGCAGAAATGGGAGAGACTCGTGGTAAATCTAAGTTAAGAGATATTGAAGGTAGTTTAAATAGGTTAGGTAAGAGTATATATAACCTAGCTAAAAACCATTATACTTACGAAAAAACTTTTAGGATTGTACAGCCAAATAATGATATTACTGAATTTACAGTAAATATGTACGATAATAAACAACAAGAAATTAATGCCATAGTAAATGATATCACCATTGGGCATTATGATGTGAGGATTATATCCGGTTCTACATTACCGTCAAATAGGGTTGCAGAATATAATATGTACCTAGAGGCGTTTAAGATGAATCTGGTAGATGATGTCGAGGTTTTAAAGAAAACTGAAATCTTTGACAAAGAAGGTGTACTGAAAAGAAAAGGACAAATGGCTCAATTGCAGTCATACGTCAAGCAATTAGAAGAGCAGGTTAAGAAACTTAGTGGAGATTTGCAAACCTCAGAGCGTGAAACAGTCAACTCTAGAAAGCGAGTCGAAACTGAGAAGTTCAAAACTAAACTTCATGAAATTACGAACGATACAAAATTTAAAAATAAAGTACAAGTAGATAATTTAAAAAGAATTGTAGACAATGAACAAGACATTTCAGTACAAAATTAAAACAGATTATAGTGGGGACTATACCCCGGTTCTGCTTTTAAGACATCTTTAATAGGTGATGCTAATAACAAAAGAAATCGAGGAATAAATGGAAAACGCTATACACGAGGATACTGCTGAAATAGCTGGTGTCGAAGGCGAAGTTTTAGAACAAGTTGTTCAACCAGAAGTGGTGGGCGAAGCTCCTGTAGATATGCAGGCTCAAGAAGAACCTAACGTAGATGATGCAAAAAAGTTTCAGTCTATGTACGATAAAAAAGCCGCTGAATATGATAGGTTAAATAATGAAGTTCAAGAATTACGCAAATATAGTCAACTAGGCGAGGTTCTAAATAATAGACCCGACGTAGTTGAGGCTATGAAAAACACTCTAAGCGGTAGTAGTAATAAGCCAAAGCAAGAGGCTGAATTGACGGAAGACTCTTTTGACCCTTGGGAAGCTTATTACAAACCCGGCTCACCTTCCTATGAGATGAGGGTAAGCCAAGAAAAAGCTCTAGTAAATGATGCTGTTAAACAACAGTTTTCTGGTATGCAAGAGCAAATGGCACTTAATAACTTAAAGCAAGAATTAAACACTAAGTATGGTTTTAATGACCCACAAATGGCTAATGACTTTATACAATTTGCAACACAACCAAAGGAAGATATACCGTTGGATATGTTGGTAGACGTATATAGAAAACATAGAGGTGGAGAACAAAAAATTTCTCCTAATCTAGAGGCTGTTCAAAAGGCTCAAGGGACTGCTCCTACGGCTGGTGTCGTACAGGGTGGTACTCCACAAAAACCAAACGAAATGGAAGATGTCTGGGCTGGAGTTATGGGTGCTTCAAATCGTAACAAAATATAAAACTCAAGGAGTCTTAAATGGCAACTAACAACCAAGGGATTGTTAATGTTGGAACTCCGGGAAGTGCAGCTTCTGGCTATCACACTCGGAGACTTTTCAACTTTTCAGACCGTGTGGCTGAGCTAGCTCCAGAGGAATCACCATTCTTCGTGTATCTCTCTAAGGTAGCAAAAGTCCCAACGGATGACCCTCAATTCCGATTTTTAGAAGATAGAACTAAAATTTCTATGACAGACCGTTCTTTCTTAATTAACACAGACACAACCATTCCAGCGGCTGGTAGTACAGTAACTTATACTGTTGACTCTAGTGCAACATCTGTTGATTGGCTTATTAAAGGCATGGTATTTGCCATTGGTCAAGAAACAGCAGCTAGCGTACCAAATACGGTAATAGTAAGAATAGAAACAGCTCCAGTAGATAATGGAAGTACCACTACTTTCGTCGGTAAAACTATTTCCGGTTCTGATGGTAGTGTGGATATTGATAATGCTAAATGTACAGTAATCGGTACTTCATTTGCAGAAGGCTCTGGAGCACCAGATGTGTTCTCAGAAGAACTAGAAACTGATTATGGATATACTCAGATTTTTAAAACAGCATGTGAAATGTCTAACACGGCAAGAGCTACAAGATATCGTGGTTACGCAGATGAGTTCCAAAGAATTTGGAATAATAAACTTCGTGAGCATAAGATAGATATTGAAAGAGCTATGCTTTTTGGTCAGCTTGCAACTCAAGGTGGAATACAATACTCAGAAGGTATTTGTGGCCATGTTATTAAAAATGGTACTGCCGTTTCTGATGATTCTGCTCTAACATACTCTTCTGGAGCACCTTATTTTCGTAGCTCAACAACTGGTGAATTAACATACGACAGAATCTTATCTGATTTTGAAGTTGTTTATGACCCTGCTCGTGGAGGAGCTGATTCTAAATTAGCCCTAGCTAGTATGCCAGTACTTACGTTTTTTAATAAACTTGGTGCTGATGCTTTCTTAAATACTACGATGATGAGTGGAACATCTACAGCAGTTAATGATGTTTCAAACCTTCGTTATAACCTATCTGAAAAGCAAGGTTCTTATGGACATAGAATACTTTCTGTTGAAACTATTCATGGTACAATGAACTTAGTTAAAGAGCCTCTATTTAGAGGATTCTCTTCTGGTTTCTTAATGATGGTTGATTTAGACCATGTTGCTTACAGACCATTAGTTGGTAATGGAGTTAATCGTGATACTCAAATCATGACTAACGTTCAGTCTGCTGATGAAGACCTTCGTAAAGATATGATTATGACAGAAGCTGGTTTAGAAGTATCTATTCCAGAAACTCATTATCTACTTAACTTAGAAGGAGTATAAAATGAGAAGTGATATCCTAAACTCAAATAGTGGCGTTTATCAAACTGGTGAAAAAGCGTTTCAAAAAATAAACAATTCTGTAGCGGTGACTAGAACACTAACTGCGGCTGAGTCTGGAACTCTTTTTGCTGTTGATATGTCTGCAGTTGACAATAATGTAGCTTTAACCCTACCAACTGCATCTGATGCTGTTGCAGGTTGTAGTTACGATTTTTGTTTTACAGTTAATTGTGATGACGATGCAGACTTTAGCATAACAACTGGAGCTAACGGAACTGATATTTATGGTTACGTTGTTGCAGGGGCAGCTAACAGTACAGTAGATGACGTGGATGGACTCTCAAAAATAACCGTAGATGGCTCTGTTTCTCAAGCTATTGAAGGTTTAAGAATGACTCTTATTTGCGATGGTGTCAATTGGCATCTAAGCGGATATGTTCCCGTTGCAATAGGAACAGTTGTTCTCGTTGAGTCTGCAACTGCTTAATAGTCTAAATAAATAAAGCTAACAGTAATTAGAACTGTGGGGGTTATCAATAAAAGATAGCCCCCGAATCTAAAGGAGAAATATGAATTGTAAACATTGTAAAGCACCAAATACAGAAGGATGGTTTTATTGTAGAGACTGTGGGAAGAGAGCATCTTCTCCTAAGTTTACTAGTACAATGTTTATGAGGAGTGAAGCTGGAAAGAGAACAGACATGGAATTTTCAACTATATCAATGGATGACCATATAGCTAAAGTAGCTAAAGATAAAAAAGCTAGGCAGAATAAAGTATGGCAAGATAGAGTTAAACAAGCGAGTATTGGCTAATGGCAACATTTGAAGCACAAGTAGAAGCGTTAACAAGTTTAAGTATAGATGGTAGTAGTGCACCAACCCAAACAGAACTAAGTCAGTTCTTGTCAGATGGTGCTATGGAAGTTATAAATGCTATGCCTCCAAATTTAAAAATGTTTTGTGCTACTGAGGATACTTTTACAAGTACTGCAGTAGGTAGTGAGGCTGAGACTCTTGACTCTGCTCAAGTATTATCAGTAACTAGAAGTGATGGGACTATAGAACAGCCTTGTAGATTAATATCGGCAACACTAAGAGGTAGAGCTTCTGATAGTGATGATATGAACGCAGCTACAACTACAGACCCTGTATATTATATATACAATGGTAAGTTAAATGCGTTGCCTGCTTCTGGCAGTTGTAAGTATTTAGAAGTAAATAATCCATCAGTAGCTTATGGAGACTCTGCAATAGGAAACTTTCCAGATGAATATGAATATTTAGTTCCCTTGTATGCGTCTGTAAAATCTATACAAAATAAAATGGGAAGCAAGAGCGATGAATTACCATCAGATGTTTCTCTCCCTTCTATCCCTATAGCTCCAGCAACTCCAATTATAGAAGATTTAAATATCACTTCTGTAACCCCTTCTACGCCATCAACGCCAAATTTTAGTGCAACTACAATTAGTGCTATTACTGTTGATAGTACAGCAATTTCTAATGTTGGGGTTGCCCCTTCTTATACAAAGCCCTCTTTAACTACAAGAGTTGCTTTTAAAGCTTTTTTTGGAGACACTAGTAATTCAAACCCATTTGGAGATAATGACCCGGGTTTACTTTCTATTTCTAGCATACCTCCAGTACCACCTAATTCTCCAAGTTATACCGTTCCAGATGTAGTTTCTGAAACAGTAGGTACTATGCCAACAATTAATTCTGTTAATATATCAAATATTGGAGTTCCTCCAACATATACATCGCCATCTGTTGCTGGAGCAAGTGAAGAACTGACAGCTGCTATTACAGATGGCACTATTGGAACTGATGCAGACTTTCAAGATTTTAGCGATTGGTTTGAGGTATTAGGTCATATGATAGAAGACGAAGAAGACACGGAATTAGCTAGTTTGCAAATACAAAAAATATCAACTTATTTAAGAGCTTATCAAGAGGCAATGTCTAACAATCTTAATACGTATAATAAAGAAAATGTTGCGTACCAAGCAAAGCTCCAAGAAGCAATGCAACAAGCTCAGATTAATTCTCAAAAAGTAATTCAACAGGCACAGATAGATAAAGACAAGGTTACTCAGCAAGCTCAATTAAATTCTCAAGAAAAACAACAAGAGGCTTCTCTTAAATTACAAAAAGAAAATCAAGAGTACCAAGCAAGTCTTAGTAAATTTTCAAATAACCTGCAGTCTTATCAAGCTCAAGTAAACAAAGAAGTCCAAGAGTATAGTCAAAAATTTTCTCGTTATCAGTTTCAAATTAATACAGCTTTTCAAGCGTGGTCTAAATCCGAATCAGATAGTTTAGCTCAGTACAATAGCGATATCCAAAGCGAGTTAAATGAGTTTAATAAAGAAAATGTAGCCTATCAAGCTAAGTTGCAAGAAGCAATACAGCAAGCTCAAATATCTGCACAAATTAAAAAACAACAAGCTCAAATTGACTCACAAGACGCTCAAAAAGAAACCGAGTTAACGCTTTCAAAAGAAGTTCAAGAATATCAAGCAATACTTTCAAAATATAACGCAGAGGTTCAAACCTATCAAAGTAATGTAAGTAAAGAAGTGCAGAAGTATAGTAATAATTTAACGGCAGATATACAAGAGTATCAACAAAAAATTGCAAAATACTCAAATGAAATTCAATCTTATCAAGCAGAGACAGGTGCTAAAATTAATAATTATAATGCAAAAATTCAAAAACAAATTACGGACTATCAATGGTTAGCTGGAAGATATGGTCAATTAAGTGCTAGTTACGAATCTGGGTTGCAAAAATTAAGGGGACAATAAAATGGCAAATCAAATAAGAATACATACATCAGTTGAAGTTGTTAATGATAACAGCATCGCTAATGAAGGCTCAGCCTCTGGAGATTACTCTAATTTTAATTTAGATGTTCATTCGGATTCAAGAACTTGGGGTGGTAATTATGATATAGCAACTGATAAGCATTCTGACGGTGCTTATAATAATGATGATATCTGCTATTGGAAAAATGCAGTTGTAGATATAACAAGCGCTGGTGGTGGATTGGGTGATAGTGTTTGGAACGAAGGTAACACCGCTCCGGTAGGAAATATTCCAGCAACAGCTCACGTTGTTTGTGTAGAATATGTAAAAACTTTAGGGACTGTTGCGAGTGTAACAGTACAAATTAATTCAGAAATTCACGCTCTTTTAACTCTTGGAGAAGCTATTGTAATACCTTTACATGCTGGAGAAGCAGTTGCTAATATAGAAGTCTTTGCATCTGCTTATAATGATGGAGTAAATGAAGCAACTGTAAATGTAATGATGGCTGGAGTATAATGGCAAAAACAGTAGCGACTTTAAATACATCACCTTCTTTTAGTGCAACTACACTTAACACTTCTCCTTCGTTTTCTGCAGTTACATTACCTACTTCTATTACTTGGATTATAAAAGGATTGTGGTCTAGTTTTAATGTTAATAATTGGGAAGACACAACTTTAAGTTGGGAAGAGGCAGAATAATGGCAGTACATAGTTTAACAGTAAAAAAAATTATATCAAGGGTAAGGCAAACTTTTCCAGATGCTCCAGAAAATTACATTATGAATTTAATTAATGAAGCCTTAGTTGAGCTTGGTAAGTATTCTACTAAAATAGAATACGCTAAGACTACTACGGTAGCAGACCAACAATGGTATACGTTAAGTGATAGCAATTCTGGGTTAGAAGTTAATAAAGTATTTAGAGTTGATTTTATGGATGCTAGTGGGGAGTATGTAAAAATACCTAGATTGTTAGATGGCGAAATATTAACAATGGACATAGACTAATGGCTAGTACATATACATACCCAGAAAAATATATAACATGGTTTATTAAAGGAAACCATTTAGCTATTGTTACTACAAAAGGTAAGACAGATGGTACGACTCATTCTCAATTAGGTCAATACAAACCAATTGATGAAGCAGTAACTAATGGCGTTTTATTACATTATCATGGAGAACCTAATGCAGTTAGTGCAATCACAGATACTCCAGATATAGATAATGTATTTCATAGTTCAATTATAGATTATGTTAAATCAAGACTTTACCAAGATAGAGCTGGTTTAGCAACAGATGGCAATATAGCCGGTGTTAGTTTAAATCTTTCACAAGTGCATGAAAGAAAGTGGATAGAAGCCACTAAGAAACACGGAGCTAGAAAAAGAGATAAAACTGGTGGCACTAGAATGATAAGGCTACCAGACTTTACATAATACCAATATGCCCATGAGAATTGTCAAGCTCGGTAAGGCATACAAAGGAGAAACAAGATGGCAACAAGTAGTTCAAAATATACAGTAGTAGAATCATTAAACCAAATGATTTACGAAGACGCACTTGCAGTTACTGCAGTTCATGGTGGTAGCGACCACGCAGTAGGGGCACATACAGCATTGTATGTAGGTGTAGGTGGTAACGTAGTTGTAACCATGCAATCTGGAAATGATATAACATTTACAAATTTAGCAAGCGGTCAAATCCTTCCAATTAAATTTACAACAGTAGTAGCTACAAATACAACAGCTACAAATATGGTTGCTTTAAGATAATGTTAGGTTCATTAAGATTAGCAGCTACTACAATTATGCAAGCTATATATGATATAGGTTGGAGTGGGGCTGAGTCATCACAATTAATATGGGAAGAACAAACTCAAAACTGGGAAGATTTAGAAGGATAATATTATGGCAAAATTAGAAGGACAAAAAATAGCAGATAGTTATGAACAGCTATTGCATACCGACAGAGATGGCGGTGGAAATGGAACTACTCATGTAGCAGTAAAAGATGGAAAAAATGATAATACTTTTGCATTAACATTAGCAACTGATGCAGTAATGATTACTAGTACAAATAGGCTAGAATTTGGGGATGATGCAAGTTATATACATCAATCAGCAGATGGAATTTTAGATTTAGTTTCAGATACAGAAATAGAATTAAATGCTACTACCATAGATGTTAATGGCACAGTAGATATAAGTGGAAAACTAGGTATTGGTTCTCCAGCAAGTGTAAACGCTGATTCAATGCTACATATCAAAGGAACAGATAATACTGGTATATTTTTTGAGGATGATGATGACAACCAAGATTGGAGACTAACCACTTCAACAGTAATGCAGTTTTATGATGTAACTAATTCAAGAGAGATGTTAAGACTTGGTACTGCTGAATCTGTGTTTAATGAAGGTAGTGCAGATTTAGATTTTAGAATTGAATCTAATGATAATGCCAATATGTTTTTTGTAGATGGTGGCAATAATAAAATTGGTATTGGAACTACTTCTCCAGATGGAAGTCTCCACGTGCATACTGCAACTGCTGGTTCAATAGATGCAAGGTCAGACGCTGATGACTTAGTAGTTGAAAATTCAGCTCATGGTGGTATTTCTATTTTAACACCAGATGACCAGTTTAGCAATTTAATGTTTGGCTCTCCTTCAGATAGTAGAGGTGCTGTTTTAGATTACTCACACTCAACAAAGGTTTTGAATATTGGAAGCGATGTAGCGAGTGGACAAGTGGTTTTTAAAGTGGCTTCTAGTACAGAAGCTATGAGAATAGATGCATCTGGAAACGTAGGAATTGGACTTGCTCCAGTAGCAAATAGATTACATTTACATGAACCAGATTCAACTCAAGTATTTGCTCATTTTACAAATACAACTACTGGAACAACACATAATGATGGTTTATTAGTTGGTGTTGATGGTGATGAACAAGCAAATATATGGAACAGAGAAAATACTGCTACGCTCTTTGCTACTAATGATACAGAAAGAATGAGAATAGATGCCTCTGGAAATATAGGAATTGGAGTTGTTCCAGAAGCTACTCAATCTGATTATGATTCATTACAAATTGGTGGAAATGCTAATATTACTAGTTATGGAACTCAAGGAGCTAGTGGTCAAGTAGATTTTGGACACAATTATTATTTTAGTGCGGCTGGAACTGATAAATATATTAGTACAGATGAAGCCACACAATTTAGACAAAGTTCTGGAAATTTTATCTTTAGAAGTGCTCAAAGCGGTAGTGCTGATGCGGCAATTACTTTTACTCAAATTGCAAAATTTGATATTAACTCTCGCATTTCATTGTCTAATAATGATGGTAATGCTGGCAATTGTACATTTTTTGGATATTTAACTGGAGCAACAAATGGAGGCGGTGGAGATAGGAACTGTGCTTTTGGGCATCAAGCACTTACCGCAAATAGTGCTGGTGATGATAATACAGTATATGGATACCAAGCTGGATTAGTAGCTGGTACATCTGGTGCGGCTATTAATAATACACTTATTGGAAGTGGAAGCGGAAAGGCAATCGACACAGCTGACTATAACACCTGTTTGGGATATGCTTCGGGAGATACAATAACCACTGGAAATTTTAATATTGCTATCGGAAACAGTACAGATGTTTCTGCATCTGGAGCAACTAATCAAATTGTAATTGGAGCTGGAGCAACTGGAGTAGCAGACAATACAGTAACATTAGGAAGCGGAGACGTAACAGATGTTTATATGGCTCAAGATAGTGGAGCAAAAGTTCATTGTTTAGATGTAAAGCCTACTGGTGGTGGAGCATTAAAAGAGAATATGATAAATAACTCTGATTTTGCAGTATGGTCTAATAGTACTCCAGAAACGCTAGGAAGCGATTTAGTTACAAACGGAGCTTTTAGTTCAGATGCAAGTGGATGGACTGCTGTAAGGGCAACCTTATCATCTGTTAGTGGTGGTCAGTCTGGTAATTGTTTATCTATAAGTAGAGATAGTGGTGGCGACCAATCTGCATATCAAAATTTTACAACAAGTGCTGTTGTTGGTCAATTATATAAAGCAACCGTCTATGTAAAAGATGGTACTGCATCAAGTCAACAATTTCATTTACAAATATATAGTGGTAGTGAATATAGAAGAACCATTTCAACTACTACAAGTTCTTGGGTACAACACACAGTTTATATGACAGCAACTGCTGCTACGGTTGGCATAACATTAAGAAAAAACACTTCTGATGCTGGTACTATTCTTTTTGATACAGCCACAGCACATGAAGTTAGTATTGGGTGTGTTGCTGCTGATTCTTTAATGGCTGATGGTTGGGCAAAAGATAATGTTAATGATTGTTATAGAATATATGGAGATTCTACTTATAATAAAGATGGAAGTCCTTATTCATTAAAAGTGAATTTTGGTTCTGGAAATGAAATATTTTATCCACGAGGGAACATACAAAGTGACCCAACTTGGTGGAAAAGATTCATAGGACAAACAGTTACTTTTGGATGTTGGGTTCATTCTTCCGCTGCTACATTAGTTAAGTTAGGTGATACAGATGGAGAATCAAGTGCAACTCATACTGGTGGTGGTGGCTGGGAATGGCTTGAAGTGACAAGAACTTGTGATAGCTCTATTGCATATTTTAGAGTAATTTTTAGAGCTGCTGGAACTGAAACTGCATATTTTACTCAACCTATATTAGCATTAGGACATTCAATAGGAAGTGGAGGATATACTAAACCTATTAATGAGGTTGTTTACCCAGAAGAAGTAATAAAGATTTTGTCTTTAGATAATAAAACTGGAGCAAATGGCTTTAGTGATGTAAGTGACACTCCTATAGATTTACAAGCAGATACTGAAGGAAAGTTACCTTATAACGCTAGAGCAATAAATCTTAGTGTTAGTGCAAATGATTCTGCTTCTGCTTCTGGAGCTGGTTTAATATACTTTACTGGATTAAATGGAGACAAAGCAGAGTTGATATGCAGACCTCATGGCAAAACAAACGATACTGTTGAGGATGCTAATGCAGAAATCGTTTTAAAAGATATGTATACGTCTAATGGAGCTGGTGGAAATCTAAATTATGTTATTGATGCTAGTGGTTCTAATACTTTTGATGTTACTCAAGCATATATTAATAAAGTAATTTTAAAATAGGAAAAAAAATATGGCTATTGCAATTAACAACACCAAAGAAAACACTAACGATAAGACAATATTTTTTACTATTGAGTACGATGGTAAAGATTATAAATGGCACGGAGACATACCAAAAGATGCTAATGCTCAATCTTATTTAAATGCAAAAGAAGATACATTGAAATTAGAAATACTTAGAAAACAATATCCTAAAGCAGTTGTTGTCAAATTAGAAAATAAAACTGATTTAGAATCTTTTGAGGCTTGGATTTCTAATGGTTGTAAAAATGTAATTGAAAAAACAGAACTTGTTTTAAAAGATTTAAGTGTAAAAACTATTAAATCAGAAGAAGTGATTAATAAAAAAAATTGGGTAGATACCCATAGTTAAGGAGAATCAAAATGAACTGGTCAGAATACAAGGCAAAGAAAGGTAAAACAGCCGACTTTGCAAACAAAGAAGTAGTGACTAAGAAAGCTGTCAAAGAGGTTAAAGACTCTGATGGTGTAGTAGTAAGAAAAGCAGAAGCAGAAGAAAAGAGAGCATATATAGCTATGGTTGAAAAGGCTTGGAATCCAGCAACTGGAGAACAGCTAGATGACAAAGAGTATGAATACTCACTATTTCAACTTGAAAATGAAAAGAAAAGATATGATAATGAGATGGCTAAAGCCAAAGAATATAGTGATGGATTAGCAGAGGCTATAGCAGACTTTAAAAAACTTTAAATAACAACAGGAGTTAATGATGGCTAAAAAAGAAAAAGAAAAGCCTAAAGAACAAGAAGTAACATTATTTGATAAGACTTATAAAGAGTCTGAGTTAAGTGATGAGCAAAAGGCAATGATTAATCATGTAGCTGACTTGGATAGAAAGATAGGTTCAAGTGAGTTTAATCTTCAACAGCTTAGGTTTGGTAAGCAAGCTTTCTTAGATGCTTTAAAAGCTAGTGTAGAAAAGGAAGATAGTGAAGAAAAAGAAGAAAAACAATAATCAGTCAACATCTTATAATATCCCTATAAAGTTTGTCTTTGTAGGGATGTTATTAACTAGTTGTTCTGGTTGGTCTGTTATGGGTTATGCAATTGATGAAAACCAAGAAGATAAACCAAGTGTCTTAAGTACTATTACAGACCAAGATGGGGTAGAACATTTTTATAATGGAGCTATACATAGCGGAGATAACTGGTGTTATAATCATAATCAGTATGAAAAAGTGGAGATTAAGTGAATGAACAACCGCAAACTGCTAGGAGTTATAGGACTAGCGTGCTTGACGACAACGCTATTATTTCTATTAACCTCAAATGGATGGCTCAGATTCTCGTATTGTGTGCTGGTCTTGTTTACGGTTACTATAGGATTGAGACTAGAATTGCAACACTTGAAGATGGGATGCTATCTGCAAATACAGAGATTAGGAACTTACTTGTTAAACATGAGTTGGAAGAAGCTGAATCCAGAGAAAAACTGGAAGAAAAAATATCCTTCTATGAAAAAGAATTTAATATAAACCCATTAAGTTGGGGTAAAAAAAGGAAAAAGAAATAATGGATTTCATGGCAGTTTACGGAGAAGCTGGAATGATTGGAGTAGTAGGCGTTATGTTTGTCTACCTAGTTGTTTCTTTAAGCAAGAAATCAGAAAGACAACAAGAGTCTCTTAAAAATCTAGAAATAGAAAACAAAGGACAGTCAGAGACAATAGCTAATATGGAAGGAATGATTATCAAGCTTATTAGTAGATGGAATGAATCTGATTCTGTTAGAGACAGAAGATATGAACAAACTATTGAAGCTATGTCAGACTTAGAAAAACAATTATCAAGAATGGATGGCATTATGTCTCGCATGAATGGGAATGGAAAATGATTATGGTGCTTATACTATTTTCAATGTTTTTATGTTTATTGAGCATAATTGAGGACAAATAATGGATAGTTTAAAAGTATCTGGAACTAGCTTTGCAAGTCAAGTTATAGTCTTTATGGATATGTTACCATACTTTTTAGGTATTGCAATAGCTGTAATGAATATTATTTATTTATATTATAAAATAAGAAACGAAAAGGAGTCGTAGATGTTAGGAAAAGTAGTAGCTCAATATTTATTAGACGATGAAGTTAAGGCTGATTTAATTGCATCTGTTAATAAATCTGTTAACGTACCTATGATAAATGAAAAAACAGAAGCTAAAATATTAGAAGCTATCTGGGAATTATTTGAAATGGCAATTAAAAAAAAGTTGGGAGTATAAATGACACATTCGATAATAAGCTTAATCATAGCGTCTTCTTTGCATGGACAACCCCTAGAAGAGATTAAACATCAAGAGCAATATGCTATGATGGAAGATGTAAAGAAGAAGAAAAAGAAAGGTAAGAAGATTGGTGGTAGTAAAGGTAAAAAATCTAAGAAAGGTTTCTTTTCTAAAATCTTTGGAAGTAAGTAATGCCTTCAAAAAAAGGCACATATAAATCAAAAGCACCAAAAACAATTAAAGGTGTTTCAATGTCTGGGCTTACTACAAGACAAGCAAGTGCTATGAAAAAACACTCAAAGCATCATACCTCAAAGCATTTAAAGTCTATGGTTAGTGCTATAAAAAAAGGAAAGACCTTTACAGAATCTCATAAATTAGCAATGAAAAAGGTAGGTAAATAATGCCTAGATTTGGCAAGACAAGCAAAGCAAGACTTAAGGGTGTAGACTCTAGATTAGTCAACGTTCTTAATGAGCTTATTAAAATAATGGATGTTACTATTATTGAAGGATTGCGTAGTGAAGAACGACAGAAAGAGCTGTTGGCTAAGGGGGCTACCAAGGTTAAATACTCAAAGCATATGGAAGGTAAAGCTGTGGACTTAGCTCCCTACCCAATAGATTGGAAAAACAGAGATGGGTTTCATTATATGGGTGGCATGATTAGAGGTATTGCAAAACAACTAGGTCTTAAGGTAAGGTGGGGAGGAGATTGGGATTCTGACGGAGATGTTAAAGACAATGGCTTTGACGATTTAGTTCACATAGAGATAAGAGACTAATGCCTAAAGCATTTTTAAATATTGATGATTTTGGTAGAGGTATAAATACTGTTAAGAATCCAAGGGATTTATCTATAGGTGAGGCAGTTGAAATAGAAAACTTTGACTTATCTAATAGAGGAGAGCTAAGACCAAGAGGTTTATTTAAAACTGCAACAAATGGTAGTGCGGTTACCTTGCAATCTAATACAGTTCCAAAACATACAGCGTCTATTAATCCCGGAAGAGGTTTATTTTATTTTGAGGCAGATGACCCAACTGTGGTAAGAGGAGTATCTATTGTAGCTACAGGTGCAACTGCTAATCCTACTTCTGGTGCTGATGGAAGTGGTCATTATGCATTAGTGTTTAATGGTGGTAATAAAATTTTTATAGATGAAAGTGATTTTTGGACTAGCAACAATATAATACCAGATACTTTACCAGCAAGAATAAAAATTACAGGTTCTCTTAATAATGACGGTGTGTATACTGTCGTAAATAAACTAAGTAGAGCCAACACCCAAACAATAGTCGGTTCTGATGGAAGTACTGTGATGTTAACTATGGGTGGAGATATAGATAATTGTCTTTTAGTTTTAGCTGAAAATACAATTCAAGATGAAAATGTAGCAGACAATACAACTGTTAATATTGGGGCTACTGGTTTTGTAGGAGACAATTTTCTAGCATTAGGAAACTTAGATGATGGAAAAGTTGACGTATATGCAGATAGTTCAGATGCTTTTGACACAAATGCTATAAAATTAACAACCGAAGAAAACTCTTTAACTTCTTCTGAGTTTGTTTTTTATTATGCAGATAATGTACTAAGAACCGCTGATGGTCAATTTGCAAATAAATCAGAACCAAAATGGTTTGGAAAAATAAACAGACAGCAATTTGTTTACTTTGAAGAAGCTTCTAGCAATCCTTCTACAAATATATCTCGCTCACTACCTAATCAATTTTATGAAAGAAGTACATCTTTAATTGCACCTACTGGTGGAAATCATGTTGCAAGTGGAGATATTGATGGTTCTAGTGAATTTAGTTTAAATGGAACTGGTTGGAATATATCTGTTGGAGAGGCTAGCGGAGAAGGCTCTTGGGAAAAAGTTACTTATGAATTTGCTGGCACATTTATATATGATAAAAACCAAGAATCGTTATTAAAAATATACGACCAATCATTTACTCCTACTGACGGGTTTAAAGAATTATATTTTAATGTGTATGCAGACCAAGATGTTTTAGAAGCAACTGGTGTTTTAGTAGATAGAGGTGGCGGTTATGGAGCAGGAGTAACTTCAATTAGAACAGATGGTAATAGTGCTATAACCCATTTCCCTGTAGGTTCTAGAGTGTTAGATTCTTTTGGTAGACATATAGGGGATGTTGAAAGTCATACAACTGCAGGTGATGGTAGCGGAGACATAACTATTACTTTTAGAGCAATTACAAATTTTGGAGTTGCTGATGATTCTAATTTACACAAAGAACAAACATATCCAGATAGAGTAAGTGGTGGCAGAATATATATAAGAGAAAAAGAAACTAATGATGATTGGATTTTATTTGCAGATATAGATATTACAAAAGGAGTAAGAGCGAACCTTAATGGAGACTATAATCCTTGGGTTCAAGATGCTGAGGATGGGGCTACGGTTCAAAATTTTAGAATAACCTCAACCGCTAATACAACAAAAGGAAATAGAGGTTTTCACGCTACAACCCCAGCTAGCAATTATTGGATATTAAAACACAAGTCTCCAAGCTTAGATACATACGCAAGTTTAAATGGTTTTCCACAATCTACAAAACAAATTTCTTTTGGAGATTTAGGTACTGGATATAAAACAGCTGTTGTTTGCAATAGAAGAGCTTTTGTAGCCAATGTTTTATATAACGAAGGAAACTTAGCATCTGAGGAAGAGTTTGACCATTTTGGAGACAGGATAATGTTTAGCCAAATAGGCAGATATGATACATTTCCTAATACAAACTCAATAGATGTAATAAAAGGAGATGGAGAAGACTATGTAAAGCTTGAAAGTTATGGAGATAGAATACTAGCTTTTAAGCAAAGAACTTTACAAATATTAAATGTTGCATCTCCTTCTCCAGCTAATTGGTTTTTAGAAGACAATGTTGAATTTGCTGGAATAGCTAATCCATATTCTATATGTAAAGGAGAAGCTGGGGTTGTTTGGGCAAACCTAAATGGAATGTTTTTGTATAACGGCTCTCAAGTAATTAATTTAGTAGAGGGAAAAATAAGTGCAAATGAATGGTCTACTTTTTGTGCTAATAAAACAATGGTTTTAGGATACGAACCAAAAGAAGACCAAGTTATAATAATAGACAGAGCAGATGCTTCGTTACATGGCTATGTATATAATTTAAAAACAAAGTCTTTTTCTTATGGAAAGTATTTAGCTCCTAATTCTAGTGGTTCTTTTACTCCAATTATTACTAATTTTGTTAATACAAGTAAAGGTCAATTAATATCTGCTTATGATGTTCAGTCTACTAATTTAGCAAGTGCTGGAAACAACACAGTACACTTTACAGAATGGGATGAAAGCCCTTCTACTTTTGGGCATTATAAACTTACAACTCCAGACTTTAATTTTAATTCTCCTTCTACAATTAAAAAGATTTATAAAATATACATTCATTATAGAAGTACTGCAGATGTTACAGTAACAGCAGCGATGGTTTATTATCAAGTAAATCAAAATAATACTTGGACTGCTTTTAATGCTGGTAGCATGGCTAGGTCTGAATCAAGTGGAGCTGGTTATGATATAGCTGTATTTACACCGTCAGCTACTTTTGAATGTCAAAGCGTTGCTATTAAAATAGAGCCTACAGTTACTACAGGGCTTTATATAAATGATATCCAAATTGAATATAGAAACGTTAGAAAAAGAGTTAGTTAGTGTCTAGAGATATAAGAAGATTAATTAATTCTGTTGAGCAACCTCAATCATTTAACGAAGGAGCACCAGCAAGTTCTTTACAAGAAGGTGGAACATTAGTATCTTTAGACAATGGTAAATTAATTGTTAGGAGAAAGCATAAAGGTGTAGTATTTAAATCTACTATGTCTCGTGATGGTAATGAAATTATTGATAAGAAGTTAACTACTAATGAGTTAGAATATAAAAGAAAATTTGTAGATTATAGAGTATTTAACCATAGTTTTTCTGCAGATTTAACCACAACTGAGACTTATCTTCCTTGGGGAAGCACTACAGAGCTAACTAGTTTTAAAAGTGCGGTAGGTTTTTTAACTCCATTTAAAATGATTTGCCATAAACTTATTTTTAGACCACCAAACTTAACAGACAATACTGATGATATAGTATTTGCAATTAAAAAAATAGATGATGGAGACAACACAACAGATGCAGTTTGTAATTATACTTATTCAACTACATTTACTGACTATACTTCAATTACTATTAATACTTCTGATTGGAGCGCTAACCCAATTGTTGGGGCTGGGGATGTTGTTGCAATAACTATTGATGCATCTCATACAGGAATTACAACTTCATCTATGGAATTTTTTGTAACATCAGTTTGGAAAACATTTATAGAAATTTAAAGGATATAATTATGTCATACGATAAAGGTAAAACAATAAAAGAATATATGCAAGGTGGCTATGCCCAACCTATGGAGTATGCTAATGGTGGTTATATTCCCGGAGTATCTAGAGCTTTGTATGGTGCTGGTCTTAATAGAAGAGTAGGTATAGCACAAGATGAACAAAGAGAACAGGCTAAGGCCTTAGAAAAACAAGGTAAAAGAAGAGGTTTGTTTAGCACATTAGGAAGTTTAGG